CAGGAGTTTCAATTGTGATGAAACGACACAATCAAAACTCGTAAACACCACGTTTTGGGTGGTTGATTTCATTGAAGAAGTTCCTACAAGGTTCAGCAAGGCTAAGGGTGTCAAGGGTCAGACGCTTGTAAAAATCAAGCCATCCAAAGACAGTTTGGAATCAGATGCCAAGAAATTTTTCACGGGTTCATCCGATATTCTTTATGTCTTGAAGAAAATCAAAGAAATGAATAAGTTTCCCCGAAAGGTTACTTTGAGAGGGAACGGAAACAGGTATTATTTTGAATGAGAACACAATGAGATAACAAAATAAAAGGTGGGTCATTCTTGTGGTGTCCTGTTCGGCGGTAACGCGTCTAACAGTGCGACTGCGGGTCTCGCCTTTGCGTTCTCGTCTCACGCCCCCTCGGCTGCGAATGCGTACATCGGTTCTCACCTATGCTTTAAAATTGGTTTTGACAATATGAAACAAAATAAAAGAATGACAGCCTTGCCACTTGGCAAAAGATTTCAAGCAAACCTCCTAAAAGTGTTGGTAGGAACGCCTGTTGTATGGGCTACCGAAAACTCTGACTAAGAAAAGCAAAGCAGAAGTATGAAAAGAATAGGAAACTTATATAAGACCATAATCTCCGTTGAGAACTTGCGGGAAGCTGACAGAAAGGCTCGCAAGGGTAAAACGCACACATACGGGGTCAGGGTTCACGACAAGAACCGTGAAGCGAATATTCTTGCCTTACATGAAGCCTTGCTGACAAAGACGTTCAAAACCTCTCCTTATGATGTCTTCACGATTTTTGAACCAAAGGAAAGGCTTATTTTCCGTCTTCCGTACTATCCCGACAGAATAGTACATCACGCAATTATGAATGTTCTTGAACCGATATGGGTCAAAACATTCACGCACAATACTTATTCTTGTGTCAAGAAACGTGGTATAGAGGGGTGCGCCCATCAAGTTGACAAGATAATAAAGGAGTTTGAGGGAAAGCCCTTATATTGCCTGAAAATTGACATCAAGAAGTATTATCCCTCAATCAGTCACAATGTGATGAAAAGACTGATACGCCGTAAAATCAAGGACGCTGACCTGTTGTGGCTTCTTGACGAAATCATAGACAGCGCACAAGGTCTTCCAATCGGGAACTATCTCTCACAATATCTCGCAAACCTGTATTTATGCTATTTCATGCATTGGGTAAACGAGTGTTTGCCGGAACTTGTCAGAAAGGCTTTGAACCTGAAAGAAAAGCCATATATCAAAGCGATTGAATACGCTGACGATATACCGTTCTTGGCTGAAAGCAAGGACGTTCTTCATCAGGTTTTCAAGTTCATAAAAGAATATATCGAGGAAGAACTTGAACTAAGTATTAAAGGCAATTATCAGATATTCCCTATCGCAAAGAACCGTTATGACAAACATGGGCGTGCGCTTGATTATGTCGGTTATTTGTTCTTTCGGAAACAGAAACTTATCCGCAAGAGCATTAAGAAGAATTTCTGCCATACCGTCTCACGGCTAAACCGCCGCAAACCTCCGCTTGACGCAAAGGCTTATAAGCAGGCTGTCGCCCCGTGGCTCGGTTGGGCGAAACATAGTGATAGTAAACATTTATTAAAAACAATCATTAAACCGTGTTATTATGATAGCATTTTATGACAATCAGCCGACCAAATTGGAGGCTGTCGGAAACGGAAGTTACGTTTACCGCTTCAACATTCAGAAAGTTGAAAAACCCGCCACCGTTGAACCAAGCGAACTCGCTTCTGACGATGAAGCCCCGGTTCAGGAACAATGGAAATGTGAAGAAGTTACCGTGTGGGCTCCGCTTTCTTCAAACAAGATAACTGAAACAGTTATCACGGAGAAATGGGACAACAACCGGGAACAAAAACTTGTGAATGAGTTCAACGCAGCGAACCTCGGTATGATTGGAGGGGCGAAGTCAAGCGAGGAAGCCAAGGCAAAGATTGAGGCATACAAAGCCTATCTATCCGAACGTGCTACCCTGAAAGCGCAAGTGGATGCAGACTGCCTTGAATACGGTATTCTGTAACTTGTAAAAACCGCTTCCCGTCACGTTATTCAAACATAAAATGTGACGGGAAGAATGGTTATTCTTGAAAAAGCCTTTTTTAGCCCCGTAGAACGCTCAAAAAGTGATTACAATATAATCACACCATTTTAAAAAGAAAGTTCAACCACGGGGAAATTCGGGAAAAATAACTCAAAGTTTTTAGTAGTATGATAATTTACAATAATGCCGGAAGCAAGGTTCTTGAAATCGAGGTTGACGATAACAGTTACCGCAATAGGGCTGTCATGGGAGACCATAGTTTAACGTTGTATTATTCGCTCCCTGAACACGTTGAAATCCCAGTAGGCTCTTACTGTGAGTTTCAAGGCGAAACGTTCACGCTCAAACGCCCGGAGAATTTCAAGATGAAACATAAAAGATTGTTTGAATACACGGTGCTTTTTGACCCGCCCGAAGCAAACGCAAAAGTTTGGAAATTCAGAAACCCGGTTGACGGACGTTTGAAATTTTCGTTGACTGCAAAGCCACATGAACATCTTCAAATGTTTGTTGACAATATGAACCGCCGTGACAAAGGATGGATGGTTGGCGAATGTATTGACGGTGTTGAAACCCTGATTGCCTATGACCATGATTTTTGTATTGACGCTCTAACCCGCATGGCTTCAACGTTCAAGACAGAATACGAGTTTACGGGAAAACGTGTGTCATTACGTAAGATTGAATACAACAAAAGTAACCCCCTCCCGCTGTCTTATGGATGTGGCAACGGGTTCAAGCCGGGTGTCGGACGTTCAAATACGGGAGACAACCCGCCAACGGAAATTTTGTTCGTTCAAGGCGGTACGGACAATATAGACCCGTCAAAATACGGTTCTTCCGAGCTTCTTCTTCCCAAGAACCAAACACTCGCTTATGACGGCGAACATTTTGAAGATGAAGACGGCTTCATAGCCAAGAACGCCCGCCGTTATGTCGTTGATGAAGCAGGGCTTTCAATACGCCGTGATGACAAACAACTGTCATCACTCGCCGAAGATAGTCTTGACTGTTCTGAGATTTACCCGAAACGTGTCGGTACGGTCAACACGGTTGTAGTTGTTGATGAGAAAAACAACTTTTATGACATTGTTGACACGTCAATCCCATCTTCACTGAATTATGAAGAATGCTTGATAGAGGGGGAAACTATGACCGTTGTTTTTCAGACGGGTATGCTTGCCGGACGGGAGTTTGAGGTTAAATATTACCATAATGCCGTTAAAGGAAAGGCGGCACGCCGTTTTGAGATTGTTCCCGCAGACATAGACGGGCAAACTATGCCAAATACCACATTCGCCCCTAAATCGGGCGATAAGTATGCCGTATTCAAATGTATGCTTCCCACTGCTTACATTTGTGATAATGCCACGAAAACAGGCGCATCATGGGATATGTTCCGGGCGGCTGTAAAATGCTTGTTTGATAATGAAGACCTGAAATTCACTTTTACGGGAGAACTTGACGGGATATGGTCGAAAAAAGATTGGGTAAACATCGGGGGGCGCATCAAACTCGGGGGATATATCCGTTTCTCTGACGATCAGTTTCAGAAAGACGGCGTTCTCGTGCGTATAACGGGTATAAAAGATTATATCAATAAACCGCACAGCCCCGTGATTGAACTTTCAAACACAACGGTAAGCGGCAGTGTTTCATCAACATTGAATGACCTGAAAAGTGAGGAAGTCATCGTTGATGACCTACATCGTGACGCTATTCAATTCACTAAAAGACGGTTTAGGGACGCAAAGGAAACAATCAGCATGTTGGAAGAAGCATTGCTCGACAATTTCACGAACTCAATCAACCCGATTGCCGTTCAAACGATGTCAATGCTTGTAGGCGATGAAAGTCTTCAATTCCGTTTTGTGAACTCAAAGACAAACCCCGTCCCGGTTACGCACAGAATTGTCTATGACAATGAGACGAAACAACTGACAGCGGCAGCGGGTATCATACAACACATGACCCTCGGTATCAATACGGTCAGTGCATCGCACAAGGTTTCGGAATATAAATTTTGGGATATGACAGCCTACACAAGCGCAGTGCTTGATGACGGTAAGAAGAAGTATTATTTGTATGCAAAAGTCTCAAAGACGGCACAAACAGGTGTTTTCACCCTGTCTGAAAATGCAATCAAATTAGAGGGTGTTTCAGGCTTCTATCATCTTCTTGTCGGTGTCCTGAACTCTGAATATAATGAAGAACGGAGTTTTGTCACTCTGTACGGTTTTACAGAAATCCTTCCGGGACGTATCACGACAGACAGGATTGTTTCCACAGACGGGAACACTTATTTTGATTTATTGAAAGGTATCATATCCGGGCAAATAAAGTTCAAATCAGGTTCATCGGGCTTATATGAACTTGATGAATGGGAAGCCGTGAACGGTTTGATAACTCAGGCTCAGAACACCGCCAACGCCGCCGTTGAGAGCGCAAAGAACGCCAATACCGCCGTTGGAAATTTAAACGACTATGTGGACGGTGCGTTCGCTGACGGCATTATTACGGAAGCGGAAGCGAAAGCGATTGAGAAGTACATCAACACAGTGAACAACACGAAAGCCGCCGTGGAAGCTGCGTATAACAAACTGTACACAAACGCCTATCTTACGGGAACGGCAAAAACCGGGCTTCTGAATGCCAAGGTTACGCTTATGGGCAGTATTGAGAACCTTATCAGCGCAATCAATTCCGCTATCGCCGATGGTAAAACCACCGTAACCGAAAAGAACAATGTTGACAGTAAATACGCCACTTTCAACAGTGCGTATGCAGACTTTAACACAGCCGTAGAAGCCGCCAATAAAGCTATTCAAGACACGCTGAAAGGATATTCCGATTCAGTTCTTAACACCGCCAACGCCGCCGTTGAGAGCGCAAAGAACGCCATTGCACAGGATTTGGGTTACGCGAATTTCGCTGATTTGGCAGAGAAAGCCGCCGCGAATGAAACCATTATTGTAGGAGGCAAAATCAACACAACATTGATTAACGCAGAACTTATAGTTACGGCGGCTTTGCTTGCCAAATTGGTTAAAGTGACCGAACTTATTGCAGAAAATTTGACTGTTACCGGAAATTCAAAAATAGCCGGGTTCAGCGTCAGTGGAAACGGGCTTACCAACACCCCGTTTAACAATGATGCGTATGTGATATTCCGTAATGACGCACATAAATGTTTTGCGGGTATCGGAGGAAACGTACTGCCGACATCATCAGGGTTGAGAGCCGTAGCAAGATTTGAGAATGAAGACACGTCCGATTGGTGGGGTTTGGGACGGAATGTCGCAATGTTGCTTTCTGCCAAAAACGGAACGTATAACCATGCTTTTTTAGGCGATGGCAACGGTACTCTGAACGGATGGATAGAAGGCTACAAGTACAGCAAGTTTACGCTTTCTTCCGCTAATACAATTTATAACGGTTATTCCAATCTTAAAGACAATAACCGATGGGTAATTTATAGCAGCGTGGATAATTCAGGAATAACTCTGCCAAAACTCTCAGAGGTCAGAGATGCACTTGGGATAGGCACAAGCACAAAGTTTTGTGTGGAATTTACCGTTATCTCAGACCTTGATTCAAAAGATTTCGATATATACGGAAGAAATAGCAAGAAGAGTAGTGATGGAACTTACCCATGGAATACGTCTGAATACCCCAATTTGGTACATTGGGACAACGACCACTGGGACAGCGTGGCAATGGGAGCAGGTGACAGCCTTACGGTGTTGCTTATATATGATTCAAGTAAAGGTGGCAGCAAAGGCGGTTATCCCCTGACCTATACAGCGAGAATAATCAATAGACAGAA